TGCAAACCGAGTTTCAGCTATTGAATGCCCGCCTATCAGAAAAGGCTGATATTCTAGAATTGGCCGAAGAGCAGCTTTGGGAATTGTTCTGCATTTGGCAGGGCGTGACCCCAGATGTTGAGGTGTACTACCCAGACTCATTTGACCTGCGCGATTACCCGAATGAATTGCAGTTCTATCAACAGGCCAAGGCTAGCGGCGTTCGCTCCAATACTTTCCTGCGCGGCATCGACAAGATGATCGCGGACATGGTGCTGGATGATGAAGAACTGAAGCAGGCACACCAAGAAATCGACAGCACGACTCAGGTACTCGGCCAGTTCTAATGCCAGCGAATCTCGATCATGCGCGAATCATCGAAGCATTAGGTGATGCCCATGAGAGAAGGCTTCAGGAGGCTTTGCGCCGATTGGAGCAGCGCGTTGTTGATGTCATGTCTGGCGCACCGACTAGGGCAGGCGACTTATTCGATCTGGAATGGGCAATCTCAGCGCGCGCTCAGATTCAATCCGTTCTGGAACAGGAATACCTAGCAGAAGTCCAATCCATCATCGAAGGCTATGACGAGGCCGTTCAATCAGCCCAATCCATGCTGGGCCAATATGGAATCTTCACAGAAATCTCACCCGATGCAATCCGCAGCCTGAAAACGATCAGTTTCCAAGGCTTTCAGGATATTGGTGCGCGGTATCTTGATGTGATTGCGACCGAGGTTTATCAGTCGGCCCTAACCGGGCGATCTTCAGCAGAATCGGTCAAGACCATTCGACAGGCGATCAATGGCGTGTACATGGAATCCGATTCGGTCGAGGCAAACAAGCTGGTCGAGATTGCCCAGTACGGCACAGGCGAGGCTCAAGAAGAAGCTATCCGCAAACTGCACACGATTTATGCGAGGGACAAAGCCGGGAACAACCTGCGCCGCTATGCAAGCCAGATGGTTCACGATTCCCTGATGCAGTTCGATGCCGGGATCGTGGTGAACACCAGCAAGGAAGCTGGCGTGAGCAAGTTCAAGTATTTCGGCACGCGCATCCTAGACACGCGGGATTTCTGCGTGCGCCATCTGAATAAGATTTACACCGAGGACGAGATCAGGGAAATCTGGGAAACCCAAGACTGGGTAGGCAAAGCCCCCGGAGATCCGTTCATCGTGAGGGGTGGTTATAATTGCCGCCATCATTGGCAGCCAGTCGTTGACGAGGACGAGGATCGCCCAGAAGTGGTGATTCCGCCTCCTTCACCTCCAGCCAAACGAGTCGCGCTGGACGAATCCGCATTTCTGCCCGGAACAGATCGCGAGAGCATTGAGCGCATTCTGGGGGATATGAATGACGATGATGTTGCAGCAATCGCAGCCCTGCCAAAGCCTTCAAGGATTGAAACAAAAGGCAACGAGGGCAGCTATGCGGCATATCAGACTACAAAGATTCCGCATGGATATTTGATTGGCAACCCAGCCCAAGACAACGGCAGAACAATTCGCCACGAGTACGGCCATCACATCGACTTCATGCTTGGCAAGAACAATCTTGCATTCTCACAGCAGAATCAAGGATTTATTGATGCTTATGAAGCCGACAGAAAGGCTCTTGGTTTAAGAACTGTAAGCAATCGGGGGTCATTTCTGCAAAGCTGGAAAGAGGCCAATTACGACAGGAGTGAATATACGAAAGGCCGTAGGACATACATTAGTAACACGCCAAAACATGATGCGGTATCAGGTTCATCAGATATTCTTGATGCAATGACCGGAGGCATTGCCCACAGCAATTTCTATATGTTTGGGCATGGCAAGTCTTACTACAAGCGAAATGGTGCTAAGTACAAGGAAACTTTTGCCAATCTCTTTGAAATGAGAGGGAGCAAGAATTACGATAAAGTTATCGAATTGTTCCCTAACCTGACCAGAGAGATGGACAAAATCATCAAATCAATTGGAGCCGGAACATGAGCGCAATAGACATGGAAATGGCAATCAAGATGCACATTGAGAAGTTCGGCGTGGAGCCGATATTCACTGGCATATACTGGAATATGCAGGATGAAGTGCTAGTTTCATTGGTAGAATCTATTGAGGCCGGTGTTCCGTATGTCGAGCCAGACTTATCGGAGATTCAGAATGCCTAAATCACTAGAACGCCAACTCAAGAAAGTATGCAAAGAACGCGGCTGGGGCCAAGCCCGCTGTGATGCTTATGTTTATGGAACCATGCGAAAAACAGGATGGGTTCCATCTACGCAGAAGAAGCGTAGAAAATAGTTTCCCCACTACACTCCATAGGAGGTTCGTCACATGAGCGATGAAGTCATGGAATCGGTTGAAACTGAAGCGACCGCTGAAACTCAGGAAAGCACTCAGGAAAAGTCCTTTTCACAATCTGATGTCGAGCGAATTGTCGAACAGCGACTCCAGCGTGAGCGCAAGAAGTTCGAGAAACAAATCGAAGGCGTAGATTTGACAGAGGCACGCAGACTGCTCCAAGAAAAGGAAGCCGCCGAGATCGAACGCCAAAAGGAAAAAGGCGAGTTCGAGGCGATCCTCAAAAAGACAGTCGAAAAGAAGGACGCGGAAATCCAAAGCTACCGCAATAAGCTGCACTCCACGCTTGTGGAAGGCCAACTTTTAGCCGAAGCAAATCGGAATAATGCCGTGTCCGCCGAACAGGTTTCCTCTCTATTGCGGAACAACCTTCGTCTGGCCGAGGACGGTCATGTGGAGGTTCTTGACGCAAACGGTTCCCCGCGATATAACGACTCCGGCGATCCGTTATCCGTTGGGGAACTGGTATCGGAATTCCTTACGGCAAACCCGCATTTTGTGCGCGCCACTCCCGGCGGTACAGGTAGTCAGGGCAAAGCTGGTGGCTCGACACAGAAGCCTGCATCTGTGGCTGATATGCTCGCTAATTGGGATCAGGGTGGCAAGAAAGCCTACGCTGAGTACATGAAAGCGAACAAATAATCCACTTCTGTAATCTTTTGAAAGGAGCCAATCATGGCAGCTACTACTACCACTACTCTTGACGACCTGTTTGTCAATATTGTCGCTCAGGCGCGTTTCACCGCTGAAGAACAGTCCCTTATGATGGGTCTGGTCACTATGTACAACATCGGCAATGATGCCGGCAAGACCATTCAGGTTCCGAAGTACCCGGCTGTTTCTGCCGCTGCTTTGACTGAAGGTTCTGACATGAGCAGCACCGCTGTTTCTACCAGCAGCGTTTCCATCACCGTTGCAGAAGTCGGCGCACAGGTTGTCCTGACCGACCTTGCTGCTATGGGGGCTGGCAATCCTGCGCAGGAACTCGGTACTGTTCTGGGCAACTCTATTGCTACCAAGATCGACACCGATCTCATCGCTCTGTTCGATGGTCTGTCCACCTCTCTGGGTGCTACCACTACCGAACTGACCGCAGCTTACTTGTTCCAAGCCGCAGCTACCCTGCGCGCTAACAAGGCTCCGGGCCGTCTGGTTGGTGTTTTCCATCCGTATCAGACCTACGCTCTGAAGGCGAACCTGACCAACACCTTCGCTAACCCGAACGGTGGTGATCTCCAGAACGAAGCAATGCGCAATGGCTATGTAGGCACGATTGCTGGCATCGACATCTACGAATCTGCCAACATTACTGTTGACGGTTCTGGTGATGCCAAGGGCGCAGTATTCGCTCCTGAAGCCTTCGCTATCGCTATGAAGCGCGACTTCAACATCGAAACTCAGCGTGACGCATCTCTGCGTGCATGGGAACTCAACGCTACCGCCGTGTACGGTGTTGGCGAGTTGGATGATTCCTACGGCGTAGAAATGTACTTTGACGCTGGCCTGTAAGTTCTGAGGTGATGCCCCCTTCGGGGGGCTAGCCTTATCAGGGCAGACAAAATGGCAGTCGATGTTTCCAAGCTGAAGTGCAACCAGCCGAAGCGCACTCCGAGCCATGCGACCAAATCTCATGTGGTCAAAGCCTGCGAAGGCGGCAAGGAAAAAGTGATCCGGTTCGGCCAGCAGGGTGTGAAAGGCTCTCCGCCAAAAAAAGGCGAATCCGAAGCCTATGCAGCCCGCCGAAAGGCATTCAAGGCGCGTCACGCAAAGAACATCGCCAAAGGCAAAATGTCTGCCGCTTATTGGGCTGACAAAGTGAAATGGTGATGCTATGGCTTTCTCGACTGATTCTGACCTGACGGCACTTTTGCCGGATATTCTTACGCTAGGCATTTCGTCATTTACTGACGAACACGCTCGCGCACAGGCTGATATTGAACGCGAGATCAGAAACAAATGGTGGGGCAAAACCGGATTTTCCGGCGAAATGGATGCCACACTCCTGACAGATTCTCAATGGACGCGAGCCGCCTCCTACCTTGTTCTGTGGAAATACGCATTGCCGCAGTTGACCAACTGGGTAGATGGCGACCGATTCCAGAACATGATTGATTTCTATCGCGCCAGATATGGCGAAGAAATGGATCAGGTATTCCTAGATGGCGTTGAATATGACGCTGACAATGACTCAACCGTGACCAATGCGGAAAAGATGCCGCGCTATTCAGGACGGTTGTTCCGGTGAAGATAGATATTACAGTTCCAACTTTGCCGTTACCGGATGGTGTTCAAAAAGCCCTGCTGCGAACAGCTATTCTTGGTCAACAGATTATCAAAGATCGAACAATCCAAGGCGTTGGTTATCAAGGCAAGTTCGCTCCCTATTCTGCCTACTATGCCGCGCTAAAAGCCAAGGGCTGGGAAACCGGGAAGGGGCCATTCGGACAGCAGCGCGCATTCGGCGGAGATCCATCCGGCGTAGTCAATCTGACCTTGAGCGGTGAAATGCTTGCAGATATGCAAACAAGCGCATCTGGAAATGTGGCCTCGATCTACTTTGCCAATGCTCAGCTAGCCCAGCGCGCTGCATTCAACAACCGCAAGCGTCCGTTCTTTGGATTCAATACGAAGGAAGGCAAACGCCTAGCGGACTACTTCAAGAAGCAGGTGCTTAAATGAGCCTCCGCGAATCCATTGCCGGCAACATCGTGACCACATTGCAGGCGATGAGCAGCCCTGTATCGGCCTCCTATGTCACTAGAGAGCCGTTTGCATTTGAGAAGCTATCCAATGCTCAGTTTCCTGCAATCCTTGTTCAAACGGCTTCTGAGAGCCGTGAAGATGCAACGATTGGCGGCAGCACCATCAAACGCTTTGGAACGATTGATTACAGCCTGATTGGGTTCGTCAAAGGCTCGGTTATTGATACCGCCCGGAACAACTTGATTGAGGCGATTGAGGAATCCCTAGATTCTGACCGCACTCGCGGCGGATATGCAAAGGACACACAGGTGATTTCGGTGGAAACCGATGAAGGCGCGATTGACCCGATTGGTGGAATTATCGTGACTGTGCGTGTCATGTATGATTTCACACGAGGAGCGACCTGATGCTGATGTATCACCCAAATGCAAGCGAACCAATTTCCGTCCATCCGAGCCAGATTGACAATATGAAGGCAAGAGGGTGGGCAGAAGAAATGCCTAAAAAGAAGGCGAAAACCAAGAAAGA